AGTCAGAAATCTTGAACACTCCTGCCGAGAGCACATCCTGAGCACCTGAGTACACCAAGATATTGTTCTTACCGAAGATGAATAAGAATCCGTTGTGAGAAGCTAAACCTGTGATGTTGTCTGCACCGTTAGGCCACACAGAAGAGACATCAATAGAGCCTGTAGAGCCTCCTGTCCACTTATGACCAGAAAGGATGTCTGACCAGTAAATAACTGTCTTTTCAGAGGCTAAGTCAGCAACCCATAAGCGTCCATAGGCAGACAAAACAATGTTACCTGAAGGAACTGTACCTGTGTAGCCTGACTTCTCAGACACACGGCGGTAGGTTGTAGTACTGACAGCAGGGTCGAACACCAGAGGATCATGCCCCGATTGGAACAGATATAAGCACTCATTAAGAGCTGCCATCTGCCAGTTACTGCCCGAGATCGTAGGAGCTGTGCCACCACCACCGTAGGTTAGCATGGTTAAGGTGCTGCCTGCCAGTTTAAAGATCTTGTTGTTGCCTGCTGCGATAGTGTACTCAGCACCGCTGTCTGTGACCAACTGACCAATAGATTCTACGTTAGCAGTGCTTAAGTCAGAGTTGGTTGAGTGCTTAGTTACCCAACCTTTACGAGCACCTACACGGCCATACTGGTCAATAACACAGTTAATAGCTGTTAAAGCGAAGCCAGAGGCTAAGTCTAACGAGCTATCCTGTGTGTTTAAGCCGTAGAAGCCGGGAGCTGTAATACTGTATGTTTGGATTTGTTGACTCATGGCTTACACAGCCTCCCAAGTCTCTTCCTCAACATAGCGAGAACTTTCAATAGCGATAGCGTCAGCTAATGAAGACTTGTACAGACCATAGGCTTCAGAGCTGTTCAAACCCCCGTCTTCACCGCGCTCAACCAAAGCACGAGCAAAAGCTCCTAAGACTACAGGCTCTTTAGGCACGAGCATGGTAGTAGTGTCAGAGGTCAGTTCAGCTTGAGGAATGTACAGGTTAAAGTACAAGGTCAAGCCTGCATTAGGAACAGGATAGAAGTCTACTTTAGTGTCTCCAGTGCTGTGGATACCGTTAAAGCTGTAGTACACCGGATTACCGGAATTGGTATTGTTAAGCAAGTACTGAGACATCAACTTGGTGCTTAAGGGATTGACGGTAGACTTGTTGGTGTTGTCCCAAGCATCAATGACTTTAAAGCGAGTACCTGAACCTGTGAGCACATAACCGTATGTCTCGGCTTCTGTCTCAATGATCAAGGTATCAGTTAAAGCATTCCATGCGTAGGCATCTTCTACTTGTCGTTTGGCATCGTTAACCAACCTACCCACAAGCTTAGATAAAGTATTCTCATTGACGGTAGTGACTTCAGGTTCGCGCATACGAATCAGAACATCATTAACAAGGTCAAGGTATGTTGGCAAGGCCATAGATTAGATTCCTTCTTTTTTAAACAATTCAAAGGTGCAAATAACTCCAAAAGTAGAGCCTGTTTCTGATGTCATGTGGACTTGATCACCTTCTTCCATCACAACACCTGATCCATTATTAGGAAATTGAAAGTATGTTTTGGAAACAAAATTATACTGATCAAGTATATTTACATGGGTATTTTCACTGACATCATACCAATCTACTGTAAGATACTTATTTGTTCCTGTGGAGTTGTGAGCGTACATAAGATTCCAAAAAGCACAATAACCTTGAGGAACTGTATATACTATAGTCTCAGTATTTGCTACTAAGTTTTTACCGACCGATACAGGGCGTGTCATTTGGCTTTCTTCTTCTCTTTATTCTTCTTGGTACGCTCACCACGCTCAGGTTTACTACGCCCGGCTTCCGATAAAGCGATAGCAACTGCTTGCTTCTGTGGTTTACCTTCTTTGACCATCATGGAGATATTCTCACTGACTGTCTTATCTGATTTACCTTTTTTGAGTGGCATAATATTACTCCTTAATTACTGTTAATGTTGTCAGGCCAAGTCAACTGCAAAGAAGCTAACTCATCAACACTTGTACAAGCAGTGATTAGAGCTTCATTTGTATTTGAGGCAGTACGAATAGCTGCGCGTTCAGCCAGTGTGTTAGCATCAACAGCCTTTACGCCTTCAGAAGCGCGAACCACTTTCCAATCGGTAGCGGCAAGCATAGAGCCAGTAGTGGCCTTGACTTGGGCGATCATCTGCGACTTCAAGCCCTTAGTCACCACTTGTTTGTCAGTGTCAACCATTGAGTTTGTTGCCTCGTCATAGACCTGAACCATCAAAGGTGAGCCGTCTTGCTTGACTTCTAGCTTGTCTTCCAAAGCCTTGGCGTTGCCTTTGCTCCAGTAGAAGCGAGAGTCAAAGGATGTGTCCTCGTCAGCCACTTCAGTGATGCCAATGGCAACTCGTTCCTCTGGTGAGGCCAAGCGAATCCAATTCGAGGGATACTGAATACCACCAGCGGTAAATGCGGTGTCAGGAGAGATTGGGTTTCCGTTCAGTTGAAACATGGTTGTTACCTTGCGAGTGAGTTTTTGAAGGGCGATTCAGAGAAGGCCATGTAAATAAATGTGCCGCCGCTTGCGTTGACTCCGCTATCAATGGCTCTTGACTTGAAGCCATTGGACAGTAAGTCAATGCTGTGGTTTGTGTTGGTCGCTTCTGCGTCAGACCAGTTTGGTCGCAAGAAACTGGACATTGTGTTCACTGTGTTTCTGGCAGTGTCAAATACAAACCAGTCGCCAGTGCTGTCAGTGCGTTTAATCATCACATACCGAGGACGGAACCCACAGAACACGAAAGGCCCATCAGCAGAACCGTTGCCAGTGTACGAGCCGAACTTGCTGAAACCAGCGACTTCTGAGAAGCAGTAGGCGACATAAGTGGCTGTGTTAGCGTTTACAGCAGAGCCTGTGCCAACAGTGAAAACAGAAGATGTTGGTGCTGTGTTGTTCCAAGCGGCAGCCGTGACACCAAACGCCGATGTCAGGTTGAGAGTCAGATGACCAGTCCAGCCGACAGAGTTGTGTCCGACAATCCAGTCAGCGGCAGAACTGCGCGACTTCACAATCACCATCTTAGGCGCAACACCCAAGCCATGACCCACAGTAGCGTTAGCCCCTGTACCCGTATAAGTCACCACAGAGAAGCCCTGTGATGTACCAGCGTTCACAGTTGAAGTGATAGAGCCAGAGGTGTTGGTAACAGCGGAGCCGTTGGCTTTCCATTGCCAGCCGATAAATGAGTTTCCGCTGGCGTTATCGCCAGAAGCTGATCCAAGCGTAAACCCGTTTAAATTAAATGCCGTAACACCACTATATGTTTGTTCGGCGGCAGTTCCATTTGAATAAAGTAGATTTGTTGCCCCACGAACGCTGTCATACCAGTCTTGACTAGAAGACGCTGATCTGTTTTTTACCCACACGAAATCAGGCTGAAAACCACCAGCGTTCACAATGCTCTGAGTGCTACCGTTACCTGTGTAGGTCGTAGCATCAAAATACTTATTCCCCTTCAGAATAGTAGGTGCTGGCAAGTTCTGAGTGTTCAGAGCCTTGAAGCCTGTTGGTGGGGTGTAGGCGAAGGGGCGTTGGCCGAAGTTGATTGTGGTGTTGGAGCCTGTGGTGGAATCGCGCAGCACGCCAACAGCGGCGAAGTACTCACCGGTCAATCCTGTAAAAGCCGCCCCCTGACTGACTCCGTTTTTGTAGAACGTCAGCGTCCCACCATCCATGTCCAGCGCGACTCCAATAACATCGCCAGTCGTGAACGTGGCTCCGTATGCCGCCGGGCTTGACCAGTCAGTCCATTTTCTGCCGTCAGTTGCGTATGCATAGATTTTGTTGATGACGGGGTTGTTCGTGATGCCCGCGACCACGGTGATGTTTGGCGAAGATTGGGTGTTTAAAACAGTCTCCCAATACCATTTGCCCGACGACACGCCGATTGAACTCGGCACTGTATAAACAGTTGTTGAACCGGTACCAGCAGCGGCGCGAAGATTGCCTTCTGAATATGTTGGTGTGGCGATAGCCAGCGGATTCAAGACAGCATAATTCCCCCGCCCATTGCCGCCATCAGCGTACAGCGTAGGCACATCAATCATGCTGTCGTAGGTCACACCAG